CATTGTGAAAGTTTGCGTACTTCTTTGGAGTGCTACGCTCTTAAGTCTCTCTTATTACGAGCCTCCCTCTGGTAAGAAGATAGTAGACTTTGATCCAACTTTTATAGCAAGTATTTTTAGTGCATCTACTGCGTCACTTGGTTTTCAAATAAAAAAGAAAAAAGACACTATAGTAGATAATAGTAAAAACAAAGTAGGTATCAAATGAAAAGATTATTACCTTTTATTTTTCTTGTATCCGCACCAGCTTATGCAGATATAACGCATAGTATTCAATCGGTGGCCTCAGTTTCTACTTTAGGAGCTTCAGCCACTTCAGAGCGTATTGCATCTTCTATTAGTGTTGCTGGTACAAACGTA